GCCCTGGGGAAAGATTTTATATATATATTATCCAGTAGGTACAGTATCAGCGTTCTCTGAAAAGCTACCTGTTCTATGAACGCTGAATTCGATGAAAATGAATTCCACCGCTCTTGTCGGTTGAACTCCAATTCTTGCTCGGAATTCGTTTCTGTCGATCACATCAGGAGTGTTAAGTTCTTCATCGGCTTTAATGATGAAATCGGTTAAACCGCGACCGACTTGAACCTCTCGACAAATACCCGTTGCAATATCTATGAATTTACGACGGAAAATTTCGTCGTGCGGATCAAACAATAGTTGTCTTGAAGCCGCTCGGATTCTTTTTTCAAGAACGAACAGCATTCTACGCACATTAACTCTATCAAGTGCCGTGGGTCTTCTTTGCATTGTTTTTTGTCCCCACACGACATAATCTTGGTAGTCGGCAAATTGAACAATCGGGTTAATGCAGTTTCTATTTCCATACATTTCATCCCGTTCTTCTAATGTTGGTCGACTATAAACATCGGTAATGCTTGGAACGATACCACGATTAACACCTGCTGGGGCAAACCATGGTTCGGCAAACTGGTCATTTCTGGCATAAACAGCCAAAACAGAGCCAGAAGGAGGAACCCAGACATCCACTTGATTATAAGTATCCCTTAATTTAAGCCATGGCCAATACATTGCTGCAAAGTCAGAATTAAATCGGGTTGTATTAAGAGGATGCGTTCCATTTTGCCATTGCACGATTTCTTTTACTGTTAAGCCGAATGGCGGATCAACAATTGCCAAGCAATCCATTCGGTAGTTTTGGCAAACATCGATCATAGTCATAATAACATCAGTTGAAGAATGTCCTGGGCAGGCGAGCAAATCAATTTCAATTTGTTCAGGTTCAGAAAGTGCGTACATTCCTGTATAACCCAGAGAATTACCAATAACTAAGGCATCTTGATCGTCGGGATCTGCTGGAATACCATCAGTTCCGCCAGACAAGCTATAAGTACCATTAAGAGGAGGAGCAGCAACAGACGTGTTGTCTACGACTCTAATAAAATCAGATACAAGTGTTAAAAATGTTTCAACATAGTATCTGCTGGTACTATCTTTTGTTAAATAACCCCATGATTCCATTTGCACACTATTGTTATAAACTTCAATAGTGAAAACGCCTTCACGGACATCATTAGTAACCTTAATTTGCGTATCATTTCCTTCAATGCCCGCTGTATCTGCGGTACAGGTGAAGCTGTATATACCTGATAAGGCACTTGCTCCATAAACCCAGCCAAGTTGGTGAATATTAACAGCACCAGAAGTACCAGAAGTAGTAGTACCTTCCGCAGTTGCATGAGTTCCGAGAGCAGAGGTATGATCGGTAGGATCACTATGTGGAGTATCAAAACCGAACACAGTGAATAACCCGCTATCTGATTTCACTAAAAGTCGGGCATCTCGACCGCTGTGTAATGAACGAAGCGACAAGTTATTTCCTACAGCCACTGCCTCAAAACCGCCGGCAAGGGTTCCGTCATCTATTTGATCGTTAATTTCCGATACAACTTCAGCAACGGTGGTTGCCGAGGTGGCTATATCAGACAAATCAATTTCTTGTACAACATTATCAATAGTAACATTATCTGTGCCGTCTATTACCACATTAAGTGTTACATCACTGATACCTGTCAGATCATAAGTGCCAGCAACTTGGTAACCATCATTGGGATAACGATCTTCACCACCAGTGACTTGAGCAATGGTTGATGCTTGAGCCAGCCCGGTGATATTATTATTGATATTAGTTCCCGCTCCATAGGTGCCTGTTGCACTTAATGGACCTCCATACATAGCATCTTGAACAGAAACCAATTCAAGATGTGCATTTGGTCCATAGGAGAAGGTTGTTCTTACACCAATACGACCATCATTGGTTGCATAGAATTCAATTCCGTCTATGTCCAAAGTAGTGGTTGTATCAATGCCGTCTGTTGTTACTAACAGAAGGTTAAGATCTTCTGCTAATTCGGTGGCAGTATAAGTTCCAGCCGAAATAAATAATGTTTTTGAAGCCAAAATGCCATTTAGTCTCCAACGGAAATACATGGTCTTACTAAAAGTGTAAGGCCCTACTTGGTCGGAAACTATTTCAATTAGTCCACCAGCGCTAGGCACGTCGACTTCTGCCGTTTGAGCACGTTCGTGACTTACAGCGTCCTCGTCTGCTACCCGAACTACGTACAGTTCATTTGCAATGAGCAGGTATTGTTCCGCAGCGTAAATCAGATAAGGGTCAGAAGTTTCTGGGTGCGGATAACCGAATACCGTGTTCAGCTGTCGTCTTGTTCTAATCACTGTAGGGATATTAATTGGGCCTTTGCTACAAAAACCCACAATACCCGCACGATGGAAAGATTGTTCAGGAGGAACAAAGGATAAATCCTTTTCGGCGATCCGAACGGACGGCGATATAGTGTTTGATGGTGGAAATCCCCTTAAGATTGCCATAATCCTAATCTCCCTTTTTCAACTTATTGTTAGGTATATACCGTGTGGTAATGTGACCCTTTTTCTCTGCCCGCTCGACATATTCGGTCATTTTCTCATCCTCAATGTAACGGACGTTTTTGCCCGCACCGATACCTGGAATGATTAGGGTCGTAAAACTTCGGGGACGCAGGCCAGAACGAACAACAAGTTGAACTGGACCACGTTCTTTATTTTTAATCTCTATCATGATTCAAAATCCTCTACAGCTGTTTCCAGTCTCCCCAAAGTCTCAGTAATTTCTTCTTCTTGTGTTTGGTTGTAGATGTCTGTTCGCATCTTTAACACCGCTTTCTTTCTTACAATGGGCTGAGGTATATATGTTTGAGTTGTCATATTAAATTGATATTTTATAACTCTTTGTTGTTTATCCCCAGGTTCAAAGTTTATATTATTAGCCACGCTGTCTAAGGTGACCATTGTTTCCCAATGAACGCCTCTAACTCGTATGTATGCTACGGGACTAAATTTTAACATTATTTGTTCAATAATCTGGTCCATGTCTTCCAAATATAAAGTCCAAGCCATAAGATTGTAAGTAATATTAACAGGAATGCCCCTGGCTACACCAAAAACAGTGTCTCTTTCAAACTTCTCATTTATAGTAAATCCAGGTTTTCCGTCAGAACGATATCGTCCTAAATAATCCAAAGCTTTGTGGTAAATGTATCGCGTTTGATCAAATTGAATGTCGGAATTATAAATGGCAAGCATTGGCAAACGTATGCGATCTACTACTAAACTGTCATCCTTGCGAACATTGTCTGCTAATATAAATTGCACCGCTTTCTCTTGAGTCCCCCAAATAATAGGAATCGGCCATGCTTTTCCATTCTCGTCAATAACTACGATGTCATTAAAAAGATTTAACATTCCCTCGTTACTACCACGAATTCCCTTAGAATAACGATAAAGAACGTCACGATTTGGCTTTTGTATGTCCTCCACAATCTGACCAGATTGCATAGGATCACAATTCCCACCAAAACCAATGCCAACTTTTTTAGAAGCCGAATCTTCCAACCAACCTAAATCTCTTGGTGAGTCTTTCAAAGATTCTGGCCCTGTATCGTTGCATTGCTTTGGAAGAACATCATCGTTTAAATCTTGTTGAATAGGATTAGTCTCATTACACTCATGAAGACCTTTAATTGGATGATTGCCTGGATTAATCGATTTTGGATTCATGTTATCTCCTCTATAGATAGGAGTAAAAAAAGAGATTTTGCCGTGAAACACTATAAAATAAAAAAAAGAGAAACAAGAATTCGACGACTGATACCACCGAATATTTCCCAAATTCCTAAGGCAAACATGCCCAGAAAATTATTTACACATGTCCATCCTGTAGTGAACTACAAAATGATCGAACCAGAATTAAAAACTCTTAATTTATCTTAAAAGCTGGTGTAACCTTTTTAGATGTTACTTTTCCCTCTCCAGTCGTTACAGATTCTTGGAATCGTTGACAAATTAATTCCAAACGAATTTCTCCCCACATTTTATATTCGCCAAGATTACGCTGAATAATAACCCAATCCTCCTGCTTGTGCGGCGTGTGAATGCGAGAACCAATCTTTGGAGGATGACCAACATCACGTAAAACTGATTTGTAGTTCAACTCGAATATCATTTCATCAGGAGCGTCTATACCAAAAGCATCTACCATGTTTTGAGGCGGTATCGGTTCGTATAAAGCCCATAACTGAATCGGATGCGGCGACCAAAGCTTGCCACGATCCTCACGATATAAACGATCTAATGACCCCAACTGAATCATTACTTCGTAATAATAAATTGGAGCACCACCTATCTTAATTACCTCCTCGTCCCATGCATTAAATAAACAATGCTCAGGATTTTCAGGATCAAATTGCTGTAAATTACCTACAGATTTGTACGGCCTGCCATCTTTGTTCTTTAACATGTAATTATATATACAAAAAAGCCCCTTTTGCCTTTGGCAAAAGGGGCTTAAAATGGACTATTCAAATAAAAAACCCTCCTCGCCTTTGGCGAGGAGGGTAGTTGCACAGTTGCCATAAAATCTACCTAAATCTCACTATTTACAATCAAAAATTTTGGTGAAAATTGTAAATTCACACTCTATATAAAGCGTGAAAATCAAACGCTCAAGTAAATGCACATTGAAATTTGCTAATGAAGGCAAGCTCACTCAACTCCAAGAAGTTCTTGCCGAATACGGTCAAGTAGTCAATTTCTACATTAACTACTTTTGGTACAACCCAAAAACCAAAGCAGATTTGCTCAAACCCATCATTGACCTTCCTGATACTTGGCTGACTGCTAGAGCAAGGAAAGTTGCTGCCCGTGAAGCACTCGATATGATTAGTTCTGCTAAACGCAAAGCAGAAGAATGCAACGAAGTTCCAGTCAAACCAACACACAGAGGAAAGCGTATGCACATTTCCTCTACGATGGCAAGGTTTGAAGTAAGTAGGACAAAAGAGTTTGATGGTTGGCTTCATTTGTATTCACTTGGGAAAAAGATCATCATTGATTTGCCGTTAAAAGGACACAAACACCTGAATAAATTAATGGCTCAAGGCAAGTTCCTGCAATCCTA